ATGGGGCACGCCATTGACATGGAGACCATGTTCAAACTTGAGTCGTATGTAAGCGATGAGCCCGACAAGGAAGTGGTCCAAGAAGAAATTGAACTGTCGGATGAAGAAAAGAATGAGGCCAGTGAGGCAAAACCAGAGGACAAACTCCTGGAACAGATTCAAGAGATTGTCGCATCCGAGCGTTTGTCTTTGCAGCAGAAGCTCAGTCGAATTACGCATGCCGCAAGTAGCTTCACTACGGCCTCGTTTGAGGACTATGGGCGCACTGTTAACTGGCAGGAGTTCTTGCTTGAGGCAGAGGATGACTCTTACGAATGGATTATCCCAGGTTTGCTAGAGAAGCAAGAGCGCGTAATCGTTGTCGCCGCTGAGGGCGTAGGAAAGACGATGCTTGCGCGTCAAGTAGCAATAGCTTGTGCTGCCGGATTGCATCCATTTACATTCCAGCCAATGCCACCCGTGACGACGCTAACAATTGACCTAGAAAACCCTGCACGAATTATTCGTCGCACATCACGAACAATCATGGAGCAGTCAATTCGCCTGTCTCACGCCAAGACGGTTGACGCTCATCTACACATTCATCCTTCCGGTTTGGATTTGGCTTCAGCCAAGGACAGGGCGTTCGTTGAGCAACTCGTGGATAAAATCAAGCCAGGGCTAATTTGCCTTGGACCCTTGTACAAGGCGTATGTCGACAACGGCTCACTAACAAGCGAAGCTCTTGCTGTTGAGGTAGCAAAGTTCCTGGACCACATCCGCGACGTATACGGGTGCGCTCTATGGCTGGAACACCATGCGCCACTGGGTGCCACCAATTCAACACGTGAACTTCGTCCGTTTGGTTCTTCCGTATGGTCTCGTTGGCCGGAATTCGGTATCTCGATTACGCCAGACCCACTGAGTCCGGAAGGCTATGTTTATGATGTGAAGCATTTCCGTGGTGCCCGTGACAAGCGCGCATGGCCGACAAAGATGAAACGTAGCCTCCGCTTGCCATTTGAGGTTCTAGAATTTATGAAGGAGTAATAATGGCCACAGAAAAAAAGCCCTTAACGCGAGAATTCCTCGTAGAGAGGGATTTACGCATATTCAAGATGAGGCAAGCCGGTGTGGCTAGCAATGAGATTGCCAGAAGGTTTGGTATGACCACGTCTGCTGTAGGCGTGGCAATTCGTAGACAGCTAGAGAAGCTGAACAAGGAAGCCTTGATGGCTTACCCAGAAGTTCTCCGGATGGAGCTAGAGAGACTCGATGCATTGCAACAGTCGGTGTGGCCTTTAACGCAGTATCGAAAGGTGAAGGCCGACGATGGCACAGAGATACAGATTGAGCCAGACCTGAAGGCGGTTCAGACCATGCTTTCCATAATTGATAGACGTTCGCGCCTGCTTGGCATGGACCAAAACAACATCAACGTACAGATGGACGTGTCTGCAACTGCGCCAATTAGGGCAACCCTTGCTGGTGCCGTAGCAAACGACATCAAGACGCAGTTCTCCCCAGAAGCAGAAGCCCGTAAGTTGCTTGAGATAATGGGGAATAGCGGCGTGCTCACAAAAGAGTACGTAGACGGTATTCTCGGGCAAGCCAAAGACATACCTGCTGCTATTGATGCCGAACTGATTGAACTAGAATCTGGGGAATGATACATCCATCAATCAAGAAGCTGGCGATGTCTATCGACTCGCTGCTCCCACTCGAAGGCAACCCACGCAGAGGTGATGTCGACGCGATTGCGGCATCCTATTCAGAGTTTGGGCAGGTTAAGCCAATCGTTGTGAAAGACAACGAGGATGGCACGTACACAGTCATCGCCGGTAACCACCAGCTACAGGCCGCAAAGAAGCTTGGTTGGAATGAGATAGCTGCTGTTGTGTTGGATGGTGACGACCAGCGCGCTATAGCTTTTGCTCTTGCCGACAATAGAACCATGGAACTCGGGAATACCGACCAGGGTCAGGTAATCGATATGATTGCGGAGCTTGGAAACGAGTATTCGGCACTGCTGGACGACTTAAAGTGGGATGACTTTGAGATGGCCGCCATGACTGAATGGCAAACCAAGAACAACGAAGAAGACGAGAACGAGCAAAGAGGCTATATTGCTCCTGTTATGCAGAACACTGTCAATTTCGACAATGTCGAGATTGAAGAAGGTGCAGATGGCGAGCAGAGGTTCACTGCTAATTCAAACATAGATTCAGGAGATGCAGCAATCCGTGGTAGTGCAGCAGTTGGGGCAAGCACTTCATCGCAAGCGATTGTTCAATACACTCTTGTCTTTGATACCCCTGAACAGCAGAAGGACTGGTACCAGTTCATACGGTATCTGCGCAGTTCACCCGTGTACGCCGGGAATACAACTGCTGAGCGTCTTATGGATTTCGTACGCTCGCACGCTGACTACTAGTACAGGCTCCTAACGAATCCAACGTCACCCATGGTTCTGGCTTTGCCCTTAGCTGCAAGGTCCACCCATACGCCTTTCTCGTTGTATCTGTCATCTGACAGGTCTCCGTCTACTAATGGAAGACCGTTGTATGAATCCATAGTCTTTTGCGTCTTGTGTCTATTGGTCACGATGGCTGCAGTTCCACCATTGCGTATGAATGACTGAACCTTGTCCATGTCGCTGTTCTCGTTGACGCTATAGACAACTCTGTAGCGACTTCCAACCATTCCGTCTCCGCTTAGAATCGCTGGGTTCTTGGTGTAGTCATATACAAATACGTTGTCCATTCCGGCTTCGTTGTTGGCTAAAGACGTAAGAATGTTGTACCAACGCAAATCGCTATTTACGTTAAGTCTGACAAGCACCGTATCTTGTTCATTGGAGTGCTTCTTAATCTCGGAACCAAGTATGCGCACAAAGTCCGTGGGATGCTTGGCTAGGAACTGGGTCTTTACATTGCGAGCTTTTTGCACACTGTTGTATCGCCCGTTGCCGTTGTCTAGAACGCAAACGCTTGTGCAATGGCCGCGCCAGGCACATGTCTCAATACCGGAAACATTGGCGTGCTGAATCGTCAGACCAACTGTGTATATCTTTGACTTCTTTAGCTTGTGCTGAACACTGGGAAGAGTAAGGAGGTTGGCGTATGAGCCGAATTCGTTTTGCTGCCTGAACTTCAGCCAACTGGCCCGTGCCTCTTTTAGGCCTGTGCCTTGCACGCCATCAAGAAACGCGTTGTTTAACTCGCTTGCTCTTAACTGCAGCACGCTGGTGAGTATTCGGTTTTCGTCCATTATCCAAATCCTTTAGATAGCTATATCTATATATAAGCATACCTATAAGGACTCCATGGAAAAGACCTAATCCAAACCCGACGTAATACATCAGAGTGGTCACGACATGTATTCTTTTAGTTCTCTTTCAAGCTGGCTTTCGCCTCGTGCGCCCGTAAGTGTCTTGACTGGCGTGCCGTCCTTGAAAACTACGATAGTCGGAATACTGAAGATATTGAATATCTGGGCAATCTCTGGGTAATCGTCGATATTGACTGTTCCAGTCTTGAAGTGCATGGAGTGCTTTTTCCCAAATGACTCGAATTGCGGTTTCATGACGCTGCACGGACCACACCAGGGCGCCCAGAAGTCAATGATGACGTGCTTGTCGCCATCTAAGAAATCTGGAAGCGAATCGCTTGTTACTTTTTCGACCATGACTACTATCGTACCGGACAGGCGCCCGTACTGCAATCTCCCAGGTCCAACAGCTCCGACTGTGATGATACGAGGGGGACGCTGAAGTCGATTTTGGAGACCATCTTTGTGTATTCATCTTTGGTTATCTCCTCGTATGGAGGGAGTGGGAAGTTGTGGTCACTGTGGAGAAGGAACGACACCGATTTTACACCTTTGTCATAGTTCTTGGACAACCATTCACGGATAGAGTCAAGCTCTTCCTTGCGGTAGTACACAGTTACCGATACGGCATTATCTGCCCATACGGTCTGCATCTTTTTGACCCATTCAAGCTGTTCGATAGCAGTCATGCTGGCTGCCAACACTGCGCCCTCTGGTGACTCGCATGGGAACTCGACCACATACTTGGTGTGGTCTTCACGTCCATCTATGCCAATATCCCAGAGCACCTTGTACCCGCGAGCACGGCAACCTGCCACTAGCGGGTCGGCGGCACCGAAACGAACACGACGAATGTAGTACTGCGCAAATCCTGGGTGTATGCCAGGTGTATTGCCCGGGAGGAGGGCCAGCGTCCCTGATGGTTGGACCGTAGTCAAGCGTACTGATTCTGGCCATCCATTCTCCGCTGAGTACTTCTTGTCGAACTCACGGAGGTTCACATAGGCCTCATCAAGCCACTGAATCTTTTCCTCTTCGACCTGGAGGATACCCGTAACGCTTTGACCAAGACGAGCGTTTTTACGAACAATCTCTGTGGTCTTTGCATACGGATAATCAAGACGAGTGATTTGCTTTTGAATCTTATAGAGGAGTGTCGAAATCTCCTTGAGTTGCTCTACTGATTCGACGTTTGGCAAGAATATGGTAGAGAGGTTGCATGACTCGCCATCAGCAAGAGCAATCTCCGCACAAGGGTTGAATCCCTCGATTGTGTTATCTGTCATCTTCTCGCCAAGGCGACCGTACGTGCGTGCAAGCTTGCGGTTAACGAGACCATATGGCTCACCTGAACCATCGTATCCCTTCCACAGTTCTGGCATGATTTCTTCGTAGGCGTCTGCATAGATGCTGTTGTTGGAGTTGGCGCGATATGCAGGGACAGTACCCGTAGACCAATTCTTGGCACGAAGGAAAAGCACGTCATCTGGGTCTCCGATTGCAATCTGCGCTGAACGGCGCGACGAGCCAGACACGACAATGCGACCAATGATGTTGCAAATGTCAAGTACGTCAATGGAGCGAAGCTTCTTGCCTTCACGATTCTGCATCACCTTTGATATGTCTGCAATCCCTTCGATGAGTGCGCCTGGACCTGATGCTGTGCCACCGAATGTCTTGAGTGGTGCACCGAATTCACGAATAAGAATTGTGGAGTACGAGAAAGACTTGCCCGTGTCGAAATATGACTTCAACACCGAATGAAGAAGTCGCTTCCAACCTTGACGCGAATCTGGGACGATGATGTCTGCATCGTTGGAGCGTTCGTGAGTAACTGTTACGCCTGACTTAACCTTTGGCAAGTCGTGAATCTTGGAGCGCTCAACAGAGAATCCAACGCCACCACCAAGCATGAGGTACTCAAACAGTAATTCAAAGTCTTCGATTGTTTCGATGTTGGTGAAGTAGCAGTTGTTCAGCGACGTCGCATTGAACTTCTTGACCAGCGGCGTTCCAAGTTGCCAAAGTGCTCGGCCGGAGAGTGAGCAGCGCAGATTGAACATGTGGTCGAATAGCGTTTCTGCTTCTTGTTGTGTGAGCGGTGTGCCAATTTCGACAGCACCGTTGATAGCCCGTACGACAGTTTCGGTCCAAGTCTCATTGCGATTCATCTCCTCGATTGGGCGACTGTATGTACGTAGATAAACGACTTCTCCAAGTCCACCAAAACCCCAGGGTGTTTTCTTGTTGGCATAGCTTGCAATAAATTCTGGAGTGAGCAACGACATCATTAATTTCCTTTACGTAGGGATTGAGTGGGTTTACAAGTTTATATGAGAAAACAAAGTCATGCGTCTAGTTGATTTTTATTCCCAACTCTTTAGCTTTTTCAAGCGTGACTTGTTGTCCCTTTCTTGCGAGCAGTACCCTAGCAGTCGTAAAAGGGGAAATCTGTCTTTCGCCCCAAATATCCTCGTCGACATATATCGTGCGAACTTCGTCAAGCGTTGTAGATTCGACTGATGCGAATGCTATGTGGATATTCTGTGGATTGTGGTCTTCTGGTGTGCAGTCACCCGTAGGGTGTCCACAGACCAGGCAAGGTTCCCTGGTTGCTCTATGGAATTGGATATCGCCATAGATTGTGTCTTGCGAATAGAACATGTCTGACATTCAACAATTCTACACCTGTTGTGTTTCTGCAGGAAATTGATAAGCTGCAGTATGACAAAGAGTCGCTCGAGATACATAATCTCAAAACCGAATCGATTGCCACACTTTAAGCCCGTAGTGTTTATTAAGCGAGGCTCTACACCAACCAAGTCAGTATTGCATTATTTGAAGATGAAGCGTGGCGTGCCTGCTACTGCGAAGCAAACAAAGGACATGTTCCCTCGATTCTTCAAGGGCCCCTCTGATGCAGCTCGAATCCTGAGGACTCTTGAGCGCAGGGGTTTTGCGGAAAGCGTATACGACGGAGCTTGGCGTATAACCAGCAACGGCCTACAAGCAGTCGACCTTCTTGCTCACAGAGACAAGAGGGACTTTGCTGAACTGGAAGATGATGAGTTCTAGTTAGAACTTGAACCAGTTGAGGAAGCGACGCTTCGTCTTGGGGTTCTTCACATCACCTGCGTAGATAACAACTGCTGGCTCTTGCTTGACGAGAGGCACAACAACGGTCTCTTCAACCTTGGCTGTATCTGGCTGCTTCTTCGCAGGAGTCTTCTTCTTGGCAGCAGCCTTCTTCTTTGGCGCTGCCTTCTTCGTTGTCTTCTTGCTGGATGTTTTCTTTGTTGTCATGGCGTAAACGCTAGTACACCCGTAGGCACTTCTGGCGGAACCTTGACGTGATGTAGCGTTGAGTGTGAGGTTGGATTCATTCTATAATCGTCTTGACAAGATTGCTCTGGCTTTGATGTCTGGTGTTGAGGCAAAGAATGAGTCGGTCAAAGAGTTCGGCATAGGCGAGGACCTACCTATCAGTATCTTCTGCTGGAAGGACGACAGACTCAAGCTGATGATGCAGCTGAGGGCTGACATACAGAAGGCAACACCAGAGCAACGCTTCGATGCTATAGCGACTGCTGCTTTGGTCACCCGTAAGGGCTGGGGCATCGACGAGTTTACTCTGGTATCCGAGGCGTACGTAAGCCATGACCCTTCATTGACAAAGGGTATCGAGTTGAGGGAGGCGTTCGTTGACCCTGAGTACAAAGTGGGCGAGTGCCTGACGGTCATGCATGTGGACGTAGAACGTGTGACATTCGTGGTCAAGACCTATAAGTATGACGTGCCACGTATGGTCGTATGG